ATATCTCTTTTGTCTTTATAGTAAAGATCGTGATTGCCTGGAAAAAAGTAAAACTTATCAAATGCTTTACCTAGTTTTTCCAGTGAACGCAAACTAGCATCCATTGTGGTTAAATTTAACGCACTTCTATTGTGATGCCAATCGCCTGTGAATATTCCTACATCACAGCCGTTTGCTTTTGCTTGTTCTATATACCAATCAACAAATCTTTCACAGTCATCGTTGTGAATTTTACTGTTTGATTTAAGTCCAAAGTGAATATCTGTAAACACTGCGGCCTTTTTGAATAATTGTGCCATGCCTTTCCTTATACTAATCTAATACATTATACGAGAAAACTATACAGTTTGTCAACCTTAATAGTCTGCTTTTGGACGTCTAATACTTTTATAAAACTCCGCAAGTTTTTCTTTGTCCTCTTTAAACACATTTTCATTCTGTCTAGTAAAGGAAGGATTAAGATTGTTTTCCTGCAAGATGTCGTCTCTAATGTTTTGATTTTTCTTTTCTATGTTTAATACTCTTGTAAAACTGTTTGTAACTGCGGCAGTATAATATGCAAACGGATTTTCACTTTTGCTTTCGTCAAACTGTAAACCAATTTGTGAAAGTTGTAGCACAGCCTGTGCTCTCATCTCATCATTGTATGTGTAACCACGCCAGTTTGAACGTGTTCCGTATCTGTCAGCAAGTTTTAGGAACATTCTTCCTAGTTCTTCTGTAATACGTCCGTGTGTTTTATTAAAACTGCCATTTTGCATACCGCCTTGCCAGTGACTTTTACCAACACAAATCAAGTTGTCGTTTTCATCGTACTTCCAGTGCTGAAACGGTGGAAAGTTTACTTTAGTGTGTTCATCTGCTATAGTTTTAGTTTTACGTTTTCTTGTTGAATCTTTGGGAATATGATCAAATGTCATAATTCTAAAAACTAAATCTGTTTTTTCAATTTTACGCCAATCTGGTGTTACATCTGCTAATTTGGTCTTTTTATCACCGGCTTCTCGTGCATCTTCATAGGCTTGCTTGCCAATCCTTGATGCTCTATTTCTTTTTGCTTCTGCTACTGTTAATCTGTTTACTTTTTCTAAACTTGGTAAAATAATGTCAAACTGTGCGTATTCGTCGTCTGTAAACGAACTAAAACTGACTTTTGACTTGTGAATCTGCTTTAGCAAGTCTCTATTGTTAAGATACTTTACTCTTCTCATGATTTTCTCCATTTATAAATAGTATTATAAACTACGTAGTTAATTTTTGCAATAAATATTTGTACCAAAAGGAACCAAAACGATATGTCATATGAAAACGAAAGAGGCCGTAGTCCTACAGTAAGCGAATTTACAAACCCGCAACGTGGCGGCAGTAATGCACGTAACGAAGCAGAAAGCGGACAATTCATTACAGATGGATTTGATGCAGGTAAATTTGGTACAAGCATTGTAGAAGGCGCAAAAGACCTAGGACGTGGTATAACGAGTAGTTTTGTTGAACAATCTGGGTTAGCACCTGGATTGCAAAGATTATCTAGTTTAGGTGTTCTTCCTGGCGCTGAATTCATAGGCAACTTACTTGGTATCAATAGTGCAGGTGCATGGCAAGACTCTAGAGTAAGAATTAAAATACCTCAATACTATCTACAAGGTCCTGCTGAATGGTTAAGACAGTCTGGTGACGGAGGAGTTGTGTTTCCTTATACACCACAAATTGTTATGACTCATAGAGCAACTTATAATTCAATACAACCTACACATAGTAATTATGCCTTCCATGCTTATCAAAACAGCAATCTTGAAAGTATATCAATTGTTGCAACTTTTTCTGCACAAAATGAAGGTGATGGAAGATATGTTTTGGGTGCTATGCATGCCTTGAGAGCATGTACAAAAATGCATTTTGGTGAATCAAGTTTTCAAGGTGCTCCGCCACCTGTTTTAAGATTAAGCGGATACGGTGATTACATGTTTAACGACATGCCAATTGTGATTTCACAATTCTTTTATACACTTAACGAAGATGTTGACTATATTGAAGTTGACGACCCTAGCGGTGGTAGAACAAGTGTTCCTACTAGATCAGAATTTACAATAGAATGTTTACCAGCATTCAGCAGAAGAGACCAAGCATCGTTTTCTATGGATACTTTTGTTTCTGGAGAGTTAAGAGGTAAAGGATTTATCTAATGGCAAAATATTCTAAAAGAAGCATATACGGATCAACTAACCAATCAAATAATATTTTAGGTATTTTAGATTATAGACGTATCCCACAAAACGACAGTGATACACAGGTTGTTCTTCAAGCACAATATAATTATAGACCAGATTTATTAGCAAGTGACTTATATGGTGATCCTGAACTATGGTGGGTTTTTAAGGCTAGAAATCCTAACATAATTGATGATCCTATTTTTGATTTTGTTGCAGGTATAGAAATTAAATTACCTCCTTTGAGTTTATTACGCAGTGTAATAGGAGATTAATATATGTCTCTTGGAAAAATATCTCAATTCAAAAATGCAAAATTAATTTCAAACTATAAAAATGATTTGGGATTAAGTTCAGCAGATATGGATTTAGATATGATGGGTCCACCATCAAAAGATGATGTAATTAGAAGAGGCTATTTAGGACAACTAGGTGAAGGCGATCTATTAACAAACACATCAAAGGATTTTTTTAATGGAAAACCATACAACCGTTTACATGACTACAATTCGTACAACGCTATTTTTACATTATTAAGTTTAAGTCCTTTTCAAAAATCAAACCCTAGCACCTATCAAGGTAAAATTCACGCAGACGGTAACGGACAATGGGGTAAAGAAAGCACAGATTTTTATACTATATTAAGAAGTGGTGGTTACAATAGAAATACTGGATCTAGTTCGTTTTACTATCAAAATATTACCAGCCAAGAAGGGCAAGATTATATTAAAGAAAGAAATGTTGACACAGGTGATTTTGCGGCATCGGTAGGTGAGCAAACAATGATAGACGGTAGATTTAACGAAGGATCTGGTGCTTTGAAACAAGGTTCAAACAAAAAGAAAGATCTTTTTATTGAAGATGTAAAATTTACAAATGTTACTAGAGTGGGCAATTATGTAGGCACTAATTTAACACAAGGTTCGTTTCAAGTCGTTGAGCCTCACGGTGTGGGAGGTTTTTATGAAGAATTATACTTTGCAAGTGAATTTGCAGGACACAAAAATTATACAAGTGCAAGTTATCTTTTAGTTTGCAGTTTCATTGGTAGAAAGGCTGGAGATTCTCCTCCAGTAATTATTCCTGGAACAACAAGATATTTTCCAATTGCTATTACAAACAGTTCTATGAGCGTAACTGAAGCAGGAGCAACATATGCTGTTCAGTTTAAAGGATTGGGTGCAGAAGTAGGTGACCCAACTACACAGGTTTTACGAGAAAATATTAAAGGTCCTGAAGTAGATGTACCAAGCGTAGGACGTATTTTACTTCATTTATTCAAAGAACATAATCTTGAAGTTGAGAAAATCACCAAACAACAGAAAGCAAATGAAACTAGTAGTGCTGAACAACAACGTGCTATTGGATTAGCCCAGTCTGGTGCTGGAAAAAAAATTAAGGTAGAGGCGAATTTGCCTCACAGATATTGTATATGGTTTCCTAAAGCATATGCCAAATATAGTAAAGCCGATAGCGGATTTGACAAAGACGGTTACACAGAATTCGGTGAGACACAGTATGATGAATATGACGACGAATACACGGAAGGATTTTCAACAGGTGCAGGAGAAGTTTTTCCAAGCACTTTAGATGAAATAGGTTATGACCAATGGGTTTCGTACAGTGGATCAAATCTAGACAAACTAAAAGGTAGATATTTTGAAGAATCAGATGAAAAAAAGAATGCAAGTGGTCAACAGCAAGGAGCATTGCTTTCTAAAGGAAAACGTTTAACTCCGTATTCAAATTATTTGAGTGCCAGTAGAATGAAAACTGGTGAACTAGCATACAGTGATTCGTATTTTGTTCCTGATCTTGAAAAAGAAATAACCAAAAGAAATGAAACACTTGAACCTTATCTAAAGGAATTAAAGCGATTAGAAACAGCCGCACAAACTGCTGAAGGTTTAGCAACAATACAACAGGAAAATTTAGAAGCATGGCAAAAACAATATCTAGTAAATGGAAAATTTAGTCCAGATAATTTAACAACTGATTCTCAAAGAAAAGATTGGGCAAAGAACTATCAAGCACTGCAAGACGCAATCAAAGCAAAAAACGAGGCTAGAAAAGCAGTTAATGATTACAAGAAAAAATTAGAAGAAGTTAAAAACAATGAAAATACTCCTTCTCCTCCAACTGAAGTTGTATTCTTTGGAAAAAATAGATCAACTTGGCAGTTTAGAAAAGGAAAAAGTTTAACAGATCTAATTCACAGAGTTATACTAGACAGTGCATATGTTACAGAACTATTCACAAATCAATCAAAATGGTCTCAAGTTTTAAAAGACGGAATGGTGCCTTGGTATAGAATCGAAACGATGTCAAAAACAATTGGTTTTGATACAGTAAAAAATGCACCAGTTTATGAATTTCATTATATGATTGTACCTTATCAAGTGCATTACAGCCAATTACCTGGTGTACAAAACGGTCCACTGAATTATGATGCTTTGTATAAGAGAGTGGTTAGGGAATACAATTATATTTTTACAGGAAAAAATCTAGACATCTTAAATTTAGATCTGCAATTTAACAATTTATTTTTAATGAGAACAAATGTTAGATCGCAAACAACAGAAGCGTCAAACACAGATAACCAACCTAAACAGAATGAAAAACTACCAGACGCTAACTCTGTTCAGGCATTGGCAAACATGGTCGGAGCGCCACGAAAAGTTGATGTTGATGAAATTAATAATGATCAAGGTAGTGGTAAACCTAGTACCAACCAAGGAACACTAGCAAGACAATTACATGATAGAATGTATTCAGATGGAACAAAAGATCTAATAAATGTAAATTTAGAGATAGTAGGGGATCCCGTTTACATGATTGGAAGTGGAAACACACATAGGCCAGGCATCACCGGCGATGGATTAGAAACTGATCAAGGAGAAGTAAACTTTTTTGATAGAGTCCCGTATATTAAATTGAACATAGGATTTCCAGAAGATACACCAACAGCAAATGAATTAAAAAATGGCCAGTATACACAAAAAATAAAATACAGTAGATATGGCGGATTTTTTGAAATATTCCAAACAGACAGTTCGTTTGATCAAGGAATATTCAAACAGGTTTTGCATTTAAAACGTTTACCAAATCAGAAAGGTGATTTCCAAGACGAAGTAGTGGTTGAAGAACCTGTATTTGCTGAAGAACCTAAAACAGGAACAGAAAATGCACCTGATGATCAAATCCAAAAAGCAGATAAAGATCCTAAAGTTCCTATAGACGGAGAAGCAGAAGAAAATCTAGGTCAACAAGCACTTGGTACTTTACAAGATGCTGGCGGGTTTGTTGTAGATACCATAAGTGATATAGGTACAGGCATAGGTAATGTAATTACATCTGTAGGAGAAGGAGTTTCTGGAGTTATAAATTCAGTAAGTGATGGCGTATCAGGAACACTTGGTAAAATTTATAACAGCGTAGCAGGTGAAGGCGCTGAAGGAAACCAAAATCAAGATGCAAACGACGGCAACGACACAGGAGGTCCTAGATAATGCCCATTTACACAAATAGATCTACTGCAAACGCACAGAATCCAAAAAGACAACAGCGATCGGAAGAACAATTAGCAGAAGGTCCAATTAGAGTTGCTATTGTAGAAAGCAATACTGACTTCAACAGGAACGGCAGTTTGTTAGTTACACTTCTTGGGTCGCAAGATTCAGATAGATCGAGTGAGAATGCAAAAGTAAGTGTAAGGTGTTTGTTCCCTTTTTATTCTGTAAAAGATTATGTTGTATCAGGAACAGATCCACAAAAATTTGAAGACAGTCAACAAGCATATGGCATGGTGTTTCCTGCTCCTCAAGTCGGAACAAAAGGTTTAGTTTTACTAGCAGGATCAAATACAGGTAATATTTCACAAGGTTATTGGATCGGTGCCGTACACGAGCAAGATATGAATCATGCTATTCCTGACTTTGCGGCAAGCGACGATATAGCCGCAGATGGCCAAACAATAAAAGAATACAGTCCTATACATGGATTACCAGTGGGCGAATTTGTAAAAAGAGCCCATGTTGGACAAGTTCCAGATCAAAACAAAAAGAAAAAACCAATACATCCTTTTGCAGATGTTTTAAAAACACAAGGGTTACTTGCTGATCCTCAACGTGGAGTTTCCACAAGCAGTTATAGAAGAGAAACAGCACCTAGACTGTTTGGTATATGTACACCAGGTCAATGGGGTACTACAGAAAAACTTGTTGGACCAAAAAAAGTAAAATCAAAAGTAACTAAATTAGGTGGACATGTTTTTGTAATGGACGACGGTGACGGACAAGGTGATAATAATTTAGTAAGGATTAGAACACGAAACGGTCATCAAGTATTGCTTAATGACACAGATGATTTTGTTTATATCGGTAACTCTAAAGGTACAGCATGGGTTGAATTAACCTCTAATGGTAAGATTGATATTTTTGCTCAAGACAGCGTAAGCATTCATACAAAACAAGATTTTAATTTTTATGCAGATAGAGACATTAATTTTGAAGCAGGTAGAAATTTTAATCTAAAAGCAAATGCTAATTCACAAATTGAAACTAGAGGAGATCATACATTTATTGTTAATGGAAATGGAAAACTTGAAATTAGAGGAGACACAGAGTTTACTACAACAGACTATTCTCTGCATGTAAAAGACTTTGACGTTACAAGTTTTAATCACAATCATACAAACTTTGCAGATACAACTATAAAAACAGGCAACTACGATTTACATACTTCTTTTGGTATAAAACAAACTGCGGGAGACGGAATAGATCTAAAAGCAAATAGTCCAGCAACTTTTGCAGAAATATATTCTGATCAATTATACTTTCCAGGATATACTGTTACAAAGGTAGACGGTGGTCAGTTAAAAACATTTCGTTGCAAGAAAAAGAATCTAAAAGATTTTAAATTTGTTGCACCACCAGATGGAGATTTTTGGGAACAAGTTGGCACAACTGGTGATGGTAGTAAAGCAATAAGTTTAGAAACTTCAACTGGTAATATAAATGTTAAAACAGATAAAATTGTTTATGTTGATGGTACAGAAGCAGTGCATCTAAATTTACCTGGTGCGGCAAGTGCAAATCCAGCAGTAACTGAACAAGCAACACCAACTGTTTTTCCTGTAAACTTAAATGTACATGGAAACAAAGATGCATCACCAGAAGAAAAATGGAGTAATTGGAAACACTATCAATTAGATAATCCGTTGTACAGTATCATGAAACGCATACCTACACACGAGCCTTGGGTAAATCACGAAAATAATTCTCCAATTGACAGTGCTCCAGAAATTACAGATAGAGAGGTTGAATAATGGCTAGATATAATGACTTAACAATAAAACCAAATCCAACTAACAAAGGTAACACTGGAAGAAACACCCAGATTTATAGAGGTATAAGCACAGTCAATCCAGACAGCAAAAATTACAATCTATATGATATTAACCTAATCAAACAGGACCTTTTGAACCATTTCCAAATTAGAAAAGGTGAAAAAATAAACAATCCAGAATTTGGCAGTATTATTTGGAATACATTGTACGAACCGCTAACACAAGAAACACGCGATGCTATTACAGCAGATGTTAGCACTATAGTAAACAACGACCCTCGTGTTTCGGTCGATGCATTAAGCATAGTAGAAAAAGACTACGGAATACAAATTGCAGTTACTCTGTCATATCTAAAGTACAGTATTAAAGAAACATTGCGTTTAAACTTTGATAGAGATAACGGATTAATAGCACAGTAAAATAATGTGCGTACATTAAAGGTAAGGTAAATATTGATATGGCAAGCAGTGATAGACAAAACTTATTATTAATCAACGAAGATTGGAGCAAAATATACCGATCTTTTTCTGATGCTGACTTTAGTTCTTATGATTTTCCTACGCTTCGTAGGACTATGATCAACTATCTACGTAAGAATTATCCCGAAGAATTCAACGATTACATTGAAAGCAGTGAATATCTTGCGTTGATTGACATGATTGCTTTTTTAGGGCAAAGTATTTCATACAGAGTTGATTTAAATGCACGTGAAAACTTCATAGAAACAGCAGAAAGACGTGACAGTGTGTTGCGGTTGGCTAGACTTGTAGGTTATAATCCAAAGCGTAATCAACCAGCAAGCGGTTTACTAAAAATTACTGCTATACAAACAACTGATTCTGTAAATGATAGTTTAGGCAACAACCTTTCTAATACACTTATAACATGGAATGACACAGCAAATAATAACTGGTTAGAGCAGTTTAATGTCATTATGAATTCTACAATGCCAAGTCAAAACAGTTTTGGAAAGCCAAATGCATCTGAAACTATTAATGGTATACAGACAGATCAATACAGAATTAGCAGTATTAACAACGATGTTCCTGTGTTTACTTTCAACAAAGCAGTTCAAGGAAGAACCTTAAATTTTGAAGTCATAAGTGCAGGATTAGAAAATAATACTATTACAGAAGAAACACCACTACCAGGCAGACCTATGGGAATAATTTATCAGAACGATAAAAGAGGAAACAGTTCTCCCAATACAGGATTCTTTATGAATTTTAAACAAGGTCAAATACAAAGCAGTGCATTTACTATAAATGATGCAAGTAACAATGAAGTAATCAATATTGATGTACCAGGGATCAATAATAATGATGTTTGGTTATGGGGCATAGATCAGAACGGTAACTTTAGAGATTTGTGGACAAAACTAGATAGTATCTACGGAAGTAATGTAATTTACAATTCTATATCACAAAACATTAGAACACTTTACAGTGTTTCCACTAGAGACAACGACGAAATTAGTTTAAACTTTGCTGACGGTGCTTTTGGTGACTTACCAAAAGGAAACTTTAGAGTATATTATAGAACATCAAATGGTTTACGTTATATTGTAAGACCAACAGACCTACAAGGTATTGTTTTAGAAATTCCATATACAAATAAGAATGGTATTTCACATACATTAACAGTACAACTAGGATTACAGAGTACTGTTACAAATGCTACACCTGCAGAATCAACAGGAAATATTAGATTAAGAGCGCCACAAGCCTACTACACTCAAAACAGAATGGTAACAGGTGAAGATTATAATACTTTGCCGTTAACTTCTAATCAAGAGATTGTTAAAGCAAAAGCAATTAACAGAGTAAGCAGTGGTATTAGTAGACAGTTTGATATTCAAGATCCAACAGGAAAATATTCTACAACTAATTTGATTGCAGATGACGGAATAATTTACAAAGATGATTTTGAAAATGATTTTACATTTACATTTACAACAAGGAACGATATTTTAGGTATTGTTAGAAATAATATTGAACCTATACTATCCGGAATACAAACCAAAGCATTTTACTACGACAAGTATCCTAATATTTCAATCGGTAATTTGAACATTGATTGGGTTAATGCAACTTCAAGTTCAACAAGCACTACTGGATATTTTAGAAACACTGTAACTGATGCTCCTGTAACTGTAGGATCTTTTACAGGAAATAATTTTAAATTTGTAAAAGAAGATGCAATGATCAAATTTGTGCCACCTACAGGTAGATATTTTTTACCAAACGGTGAACTAACAAGCACTGCATCTAAAACAACAAGATCTTATATCTGGGCAAAAGTATTAAGTGTATTTGGCGACGGTAGTAACAATGGTGTGGGATTACTAGATGATAATACTGGACCTGTTGTTTTGAGTGAAAAGATACCTTCGTTGGCTATTCCAAGTGTTGTTATTCCAAATATTGTAACCAATCTACCAACAAATATTGAAACAGAAATAGTAGATTTAGCGTTTGCATATAAGACATTTGGTGTACGCTATGACCAAAACAGTCAAAGTTGGAAAGTAATTACAAATGCAAATGTAAACACAGTTAGTAATTTTAGCCTTGATAGACAGGGAGATACAACAGGAACAAAAGCAGATAGAAGTTGGATTGTACTTTTTGAAACTGATGGCGAAACTTACACAATCACATATAGAGGATTAGACTATAGATTTGAAAGTGAAAAATTAGTTACTTTCTATCCTGATCCTAGCGGAAAAGTTTATGATCCAAGTACAGGAACTGTTGTTAAAGATCAAATCAAGGTATTGAAAGTCAATGAAGATCCTGTAGCCGATGGAATTTTAGCAAAAGATTATCAGTGGGAAGTTGTAAGCAGTGTTATTAACACAGACGGCTTTAGTGAATACAATAAAATCAAAGTTAATTTTTATGATTCTGACGATGACGGAATGATTGATGATCCTGATAGTTTTGAAAACATAGTTAAACCTGATAGTTTAAATGCAGATGATTACAAAGACAAATTTGTATTTTTTCAAACTACGAATGTAAGCGGAACAGCAGTAACATCTAAAGTAAGCAAAGACTTGTTTTTAATTTATGATAAGGAAACAAGCGTAAGTAGTTTTGCTAATGTTGCTAATGGACAATTATTTTATTTTTACAGTGATACCGAAAATGTTGTAAAATCTTATGATAGTACACTAGGAGCATTGGTATTAGAAACTGATTACTTTGCTAAACCCGGAAGAGACGGAATTAAATTTCAATATATACACAATGCAGAGAATGACAGACGTTTAGATCCTAGTAAAACAAATATTATGGATTTATATGTTTTAACACGAACTTATGATAATTCTTTTAGAACTTATCTAAATGGATCGTCTAGCAAACCAATTGCACCGACTTCTGTACAATTAGAACAGCAGTTTGGTCCTTCACTAGAAAAAGTAAAATCAATTAGTGATGAAATAATTTTTCATCCAGCAAAATATAGAGAATTATTTGGGTCAACAGCGAACGAGAGTTTGAGAGCAACATTTAAAATTGTTAAAAACCCTGCAAGTGCTGTAAGCGATAATGAAATTAAAACTAGAGTGATTGATGCTATTAACGAATATTTTAGTATTGACTTCTGGGAATTTGGTGATAGTTTTTACTTTACAGAACTTGCAACTTATGTACAAACACAACTTGTACCAGATGTGGTAAATTTTGTTATTGTACCTCGCAGTAGTAGTCAGAGTTTCGGTAGTTTATACCAAGTGTCAAGTCAACCTGACGAAATATTTGTTAGCACAGCAACAGTTGATCAAGTTGAAATTATTGAAAGTTTAACTCAAACAAATATTAGAGCAACTGGTGCAATTACAACATCTGTAAACACAGACGGAGATGTCGTTGTATCTAGTGATACAATTACTACAAATACTACATCCACATCATCTGGATCTTATTCTAGCGGAGGAAGCAGTTACTAATGGCTTATAGTACTAATGATGATGTTCCTGTTAATGTAGAAAACAAGGACAAATTAAGAAATTCAATTGATCTAATACCTATGTACTTTCGTACAGAGGCTAATAGAAAATTCTTTGGTGCAACAGTTGATACATTAATAAGTAAAGGTCAATTAAAAAGACTAAACGGGTTTATTGGTTCACGTAATGCAAAGAATGCTAAACCTGATGATTTTTATATTCCTGAACCTACAAAAAATAGAAGACACTATAATTTATTTCCAGGAGCAGTAATTAGAAATCAAATAACTAGAAATCCAGAATGGTCAGGAACTTATGATGATCTTGTTAATCAATTAGATTTTTTTGGTGCTAAAACAAATGATCATTCAAGACTTTTTGAAAGTGATTACTTTACTTGGGATCCTCATGTTGATTTAGATAAGTTTGTCAACTACAGACAATACTATTGGTTGCCTAGTGGCCCTAGTCCAGTTACAATTACAGGATTTTTAACAGGCACAACAAGTACATATTCTGTTGTTAATTCAGGATCTAGTTCTTATGTGTTTACTCCAAACGGATTTACAAATAATCCTATTATTACTTTGCACAGAGGTGCAACTTATAGATTTGAAGTAAATGCACCAGGACATCCTTTTTACATCAAAACTGCTAGAACTACTGGCACAGATGAAGTTTATTCTACAGGTGTTCAAAACAACGGCGCAGAATCAGGTACAATAATTTTTACAGTGCCATTAGACGCTCCAGACAATTTATTTTATGCTTGCGAAAATCATCAAGAAATGCAAGGTATTTTAGAAATTAAAAATGCAGAAGATGAAGTAGAAATTAATGTAGAAAAAGAAATTGTTGGAAAAGTAAACTTTACTTCTGCTAACGGTGTAGAATTTACAAATGGCCTTAAAGTTAGATTTACAGGAACAGTAGTTCCGGAGAAATATCAAAACAAAAATTGGTATGTAGAAGGTGTAGGATCATCTATAGAACTTATTCCTGAAGATGAATTAGATACACCAGAAACATACACACAAAATTTTGACTTTGAATTTGATGTAGAAGATTTTGACGAGACACCATTTGATGATGTTTCTAACTATCCTACCTCACCAGAATATATTACAATTAAAAGAAACAGTTTAGATAAAAATCCTTGGAGTAGATACAATAGATGGTTCCACAAAGATGTTATTGAAAAAATCGCAGGATATAATAACACAACTATTCTTTTAGATGAAAACTTTAGAGCAAAAAGACCGATTATTGAGTTTGATGCAAGTTTGCAGTTACACAATTTTGCCACACAAGGGTTAGGAAATGTAGATCTAATCGATACTCAAACAACAGATGCTATGAGTGATGTTGAAGGCAGTATAGGTTATTATGTAGATGAAACTCTATTACAAAGTGGAATGCGTGTTATTTTTAATGCTGATCCAGATATTACAGTAAAAGGTAAAATTTACGAAGTTAGTTTTGAAACTTTCCAGGGTAAAAAATATCTACATCTTAATGAAGTTGATGTACCTGTACAAGGTCAAGGTGTTGTTACTGTACAAGGAAAAAGTAACAAAGGATCTAGTTGGTATTTTAATGGAACAGAGTGGGTCAAAGGACAACAAAAAACAATTTTGAATCAAGCACCATTATTTGATTTATTTGATAAAAATGGAAATAGTTTTAGTAATGAAACTGTCTATCCGTTAACTACTTTTGCTGGTAATAACATTGTAAGTTATCAGCAAGGAGAAGGAAACAATGATACAGTTCTAGGATTTCCTATCACATATCAAAATATTGCAAACGTTGGTGATATTTTATTTGATTTCAACTGGGACAAAGATAATTTTAATTATAATACAACAACAGTAGTTGATTGTAGTAGCGGTTTTGTTAGAAAAAATAAGTCTATCTCTGAATATGAATATACTAGTGGATGGAAAACAGTTGAAAATGCTACACTTAAACAAAAAGTTTTACAAGTAAATGATATTATTAATGCAACAAATCAAATCCAAGTTACTGCTATTAACAATGCAAAAGATTATTTTGAAACTTTAGATGTCACTTTAGAATATAATAGTGACATTTATAAAAAAGGTAGAGACTTTACCTTACAACTTATTGACAACAACTTATTTTTAGTTACAAATAAAACTATTCCTAATAACACAAGAATAACTTTAAGGATGTCAGGAACAGATGTTGTTGCAAACGAAAACGGACATTATGAACCGCCTGCTAATTTAGTTAACAACGGAGAAAATAACGATCTTAATCAATTCACTTTAGGAAGTATAGGAGATCATTTTAGAACTATATTTTTAAATGATGAAAGACTTCTTGGCGAATTGAACGGAATAACAAATGCTAGAGATATTCCTAACATTGTATCAAAAGGATTGAGATTTTTAAAACACAAAGGAAGTATGGTAAACTCTATATTTTCTCTTGTAGACAAAGACAGTAATATAATTAAAGCATTTAGAGACAATGCATTAAAATATAATTTATTTAAAGAACAATTTTTACAGAAAGCAGTTGAACTTGGATTACAAGACACTGTTAGAGAAAATGTTGATGAAATTCTTTATAATTTATCTCAAAACAAAAATATAACAGATCCGCATTATTATACAGATATGGCAGGATTTGGTAGAACTGTTAATGTTTTACAATATACAATTAACACAAGTTTACAAAAAATATTTGGTATTGCAGATAATTTTAGTATGACTACAATTTCAGATAGATCTGTATATGTGTATCTAAATGAAGTCCAACTGGTACACAATATAGATTATGTATTTGATGCAGTAGATAATAGTGTTGAAATAAAAAGAGATTTATCTGTAGGAGATAAGATTGTTATTGCAGATTACGATACTACCGGAAATATTATTCCGTTTACTCCTACAAAATTAGGTTTGTATCCTAAATTCCAACCAAAGATTTACACAGACAATACCTATGCTATTCCACAGAAGGTAATAGAAGGACATGACGGTAGTATAACAGTTGCTTATAATGATTTCCGCGATGATTTATTGTTAGAACTTGAAAAAAGAATTTACAACAACATTAAAGTAAATTATAATCCAGAGGTGTTTGATATTAAAAATCAAATGCCTAGTGCCTTTAGACAAACAGATTACACTAGAAAAGAGTTTAATGATGTTTTAAGAAATGATTTTGGGTATTGGGCAAATCTATATGATGTTGATTATATTACTAACAACGCATATGATGAAACTAATTTGTTCTCATACAATTATGGCAGAATGGTTGATGATAAAAACAACAAAATATTGCCTGCTTATTGGAGAGGAATCTACAAGTTATACTACGACACTGATCGTCCGCATACCAATCCATGGGAAATGTTAGGCTTTAGTGAAAAACCAACATGGTGGGAAGATGAATATGGTCCTGCTCCATACACAAGTGGAAATTTACTTCTTTGGGAAGACCTAGAAAAAGGATTAATTAAAGATCCAAACAATACTAAAATTAATTCAAAATATTCTCGTCCAGGATTAACAAAATATATTCCTGTAGACGAGTATGGAGAATTACGAGATCCGTTTGCTACCAATGTTGCACAGAAATTTGTATCACCTGCTGTAGACAATGATTTTGTCTTTGGAGATCACGCCCCGGCAGAAACTGCATGGCAAAGAAGTAGTTGGTATCCATTCCATATTCAAGTAGCAATGATCTTGCTTAAACCAGCACAATATCTAGGAACATTGTTTGACGTTAGCCAAAACGAGATTGTATTTGATAGTTTAAAATATAAAGACACAGGAAAAATCTTTGACTTATCTTTTGTTAAAATTAATGATCAAACATATAATAATGTAAGATACAAAGGATTAGGTTATCATGCAGTAATTACAGATTACATAAAAAGTCAAGGAAGAGATTTAGATTCTTATGAATTTAGTTTAAAAAATTTATCACTAGATGTAGTTTATAAACTTGGTGGTTTTGCAAGTAAAAATAAGTTAAGAATACTTTTAGAAAACAACACGCCTAATAGCGAAACAAATAGTGTATTTCTTCCTGCGGAAAATTATAGAATACAATTACGTACAAGCAATCCTATTGGTAAAGCAATTATTTCAGGAGTAATTGTTGAAAAAGTCAACAATGGTTATTTGATAAGAGGGTATGACAAGTACACTCCTTATTTTAATTACAACAAAGCAATCTCTAGTCAAAACGATATTAGAATCGATGTTGGCGGAGTAAGTGCAGATTTTGTTGTGTGGCAACCGTCAAAGTTTTATGGTATTGGCCAGTTGGTACAATTTGAAGAGAACTATTATAGAGCAAAAGAAAATCATACAAGTTCAACAGAATTTGAAAATGAAAAATGGGCAGGCCTTCCTAGTTTACCTACGTCGGGCGGCGCCGCAGTAACAAAACCTACAAAGTTTGAAAGTAGTGTTTCTGAATTACCTTATAATAGTATTTTGAATACTGCACAAGACGTTTTTAATTTTCTTTTAGGTTATGGAAAGTACCTAGAAAGCAAAGGATTTGTTTTTGACGAATATTTGTCTGAATTGAAACAAGTTCAAAATTGGGAATATTCTGGTAGAGAATTTCTTTTCTGGACAACACAAGGTTGGGCAATAGGTAGTGTTATAACACTTGCACCTTTTGCACAAAAACTTGTTTTTTCATTCCAGAATGGACAAGTAGATAATGTTTTAGATAGTTTCTACGAATATAGTTTATTGAACAGCAAAGGACTTGCTTTACCTACATCAAATTTTGCAACAACAAGACAAAGCGGAAAATTTAGTTTAAGAACAAGAGACACACAAGAAGGTATATATTACGCACAACTTAACCTTGTACAAAAAGAACATGTAATTGTGTTCGATGATAAAAGTGTATTTGGCGATATTATATACGATCAAGAAAGTGGTTACAGACAAGAGCGTATTAAGATTAACGGCTTTAAGACTGACGAGTGGGACGGTGATTTATACAGTCCGGGTTTTGTGTTTGATGAAGCAATAGTTGTGGATTGGAACCAGTTTGTTGATTATAATTTAGGTGATGTTGTCAAGTACAAAAACAAATATTATAGTGCTAAAAGGTTTACTCCTGGTACTAGCACTTTTGAAACTGACAGTTGGGTATATCTTGGAAACATGCCGGTTGCAGAATTATATGCAAACTTTGATTATAAAGTTGACGGATTCCAAGACTTTTATAGTTTAGAAAGTGAAACTTTTGATAGTACAAAAACTGCACTAGCACAACATTTGATAGGTTACCAGAAAAGACCTTATCTTGATAATCTAGTTAAAGACGAAACAGCACAATATAAATTTTATCAAGGTTTTATTAAAGAAAAGGGAACGAAAAACGCTGTAGATAAAATTCAAAGATTTACAATTGATAATGTGCCTACTAATATTGAATATGAAGAAGAATGGGGATTTAAAGTAGGTAGTTTAGGAAGTTATTCTACAATCAATGAAATAGAATTTCCATTAGATGAAAAATTAAATGTAGAAAATCCACAAGCAATAGAATTTGTAAATTCACGAACTACTGAACTATCTAGTAGCAATATTATTAAGTTGTTACCTAGCGACATTCCTGTTAAGCCAAACAACTTCAATGTTAATATTTGGCCTACATTAACTATTGATCCAGATCAAGGACAAACTGTTGATCTTTATCAAAAGTTACCATTAGCAGGTTATCCTAGAATTGATGATGTAACACTTACACTTTTAAATTATGATGAATTATTCACTAACGAAAATATTGTTAACTTAAACACAGGTGATACAATTTGGATCGCAAGAGATGTAAACACTGACTGGAATGTTTATAGAGTACAGCCCTTGGGTGTTAGAATAATTAATCCAGAACTTGCAGTTGCTCAAGAAGCAGGATCATCACTATACACAGTTAATACTGATAAGCCTCATAGACTTTCTCCAGGACAATTAGTAGTCCTTAAAAACTTTGATAGTCAAGTTAATGGTGTTTACAATGTAGTAAGTGTAACAGGCTTAACAACGTTTGTTATTGATATCGGTGAAACAGGAATAACGTTGACTGATGATAGTTCAACAGGAGAAATTTTTGAACTGTCTAGCGTAAGAGTTACTGAAACAGATTTAATTAATAATGTTAAACTTTTAGATCAATTTGAAAAAGGCGAAAAACTTTGGATAGACAACAACGGAAGTAATTTATGGACTGTCTATGAAAAAACTGATGCTTATACAGAACGTAAGTGGGGAAGTGTAAACCAAGTTGAAGAGCAAAGATTTGGCTTTAATATTACAGCAAACAAAAACGGAAGACTAATTGCTGTTTCCGGACCAAAATTTGGTGATGAAGGTCAAGTTTACATTTTAAGAAGAGATACAAATACAGGTATAACAAATCTTAAAGGTGCACAAGGCTTTGCTGTAAGTGAAAATATAAGTGACGATTTGATTGCTGGAGCAAGTCCGCAGTTTGGATATAGTTTATCTATAGCACCAAATGAACAAAGACTAGTTGCTGGCGCACCATACGCAGATCATTTTAAAGCAGTTGACGACAGTAGTAGAAATGGATTCTTTGTAAGTGAAGGTGACTTTAATGCTACGCCACAACCTTATGTAAAACAAGGTGTTGTAAAACTAACAAAATTAGATACAGCAGACGGATTATTCAAAAACGAATACATAATTGCCAGCCATGAACCAAAAAACAACGAGTACTTTGGTTTCAGCGTTAAGTTAGGAAATACAAAATTAGCAGTAGGTGCTCCTGGACATTTAGATAATAAAGGAAGAGTGTACTTTTATGATTACAAAATACAAGCAGACGGAAGCACACTTGATTGGGACCTTGATAGCGACACTGGTTATTTAGAAATAAGTTCTACAGATGCTACACTCGACGGAAACAGTGGAGACGAGTTTGGTTTTTCAATTGATGCGTCAGATGATATGACTATACTTGCTGTGTCTGCGCCGGGCAGAGAAGTATGGCAACAGGCCGGCGATAGTTCAAAAAACAACGGTGAAGTAAGAATTTACACTTTGGGTAGTAACAACGTATATACTCAAAAACAAATTTTAAATGCAAATACTTTATCTAATATAGAACTAGGAGACCGATTTGGTTATCAAGTAAAATTTAGTTCTAATGGAAATGACTTATTTGTAAGTGCTCCGTTCAGCGATGTAGCAAATACTAATAGTGGAGCAGTGTATTACTTTACAAAACAAACTGACGGAACTTATAGTTTAGCACAAATTATTACAAGTCCTGATCAAATTAAAGAAGAAAGATTTGGTATTACAGTTTCTGTAAACTCTGAAGGAAATGATTTAGCAATTTATAGCGAAAGTGGTGACACACAAACTTCAATGACAACTGACGTATATAAAGAAGCATTTGTAGATTCATATACTAGATTTGGTAACAACTATGTAAATGATCCACAATCAGGCTTCAACGAAGTTGCAACTACTTTTGACGGTAATTCTACTAAATTTACAGACGAATCACCTAGTAGTGGTGCTGTATACTCTTATAAAAAATTAAACACAAGATTTGTATTTGGGCAAAAACTTACAAGCGGAACAGTTGAAAGTTTTGACAACTTCGGTAAAGGATTAAAAGTTGTTGATCAGGGTATTCTTGTTGGAAGTCCTTACAACAATGTTGACAATAATAATACCGGTGCATTGTTTGTATACGACAGATTATCAACAAGTGGTTGGGACGAAAAACGTAAACAAGGAGATTTAACAAATCCTTGGTTGATTAATAAAACCTTTACTTACAGTTTATCTGGAAATAAAGTAAAAGACTTTGTCGAAACAATAGATCCAGTAAAAGGAAAGATACCTTATATTGCAGAGTCTGAAATAAGATTCAAAAGCGATGTAGACCCTGCGGTATACAGTGCAAGTGATAGATCAGATGTAGGAATCAATTCAAGCGTAAATTGGACTGACGACCATCTTGGAGAAGTTTGGTGGGATTTAAGTTCAGTTAAATTCTTATGGTACGAACAAGGTGACACAGAATATAGAGCAAATAACTGGGGTGGTTTATTTCCTGGTTCTAGCATTGACATTTATGAATGGGTAGAAACAGATTTATTACCCAGCGAATGGACAGAAGTTGCAGATACTACTGAAGGTGTAGCATTAGGATTTAGTGGAACACCTAAATATAATGACAATACTGTAAGTGTAAAAAGAATTTACAATGCAAATACAGGTAACTTTACTACACGTTATTACTATTGGGTAAGAAATAGTGTAATTGTTCCTGAAGTTGATTTTAGAAGATTGCCATGTAGTGAAGTTTCTAATATTATTACTGACCCAGATGCGTATGGAATTAAAAGTTTACAACTATTAAGTCCTAACAGCATTTCAGTTAGTAATTTAAAAACAACACTTGCCGACAATGATGTACATCTTTCAGTTCAATATAGAACTGTAGAAACAGATTTACCTGAACATAACGAATGGTTAATTTTAAGAGAAAAACAACAAGCCAAAATAGAAAATTCATTGTTGAATAAAAAACTTTTTGATAGTTTGGTTGGTTTTGATGATCAAGGTAATGCTGTACCAGATCCGCAGTTACCGGTGCAAAGAAAATATGGTATTCAAATTAGACCAAGACAGTCTATGTTTAAAAATAGATTTCAAGCACTAAAAACTGTTGTAGATTATGCAAACAGTATTATGAGCGAAAATAGAATTGTAGATACCAAGAATATTACAAAACTGTTTAGTAAAGATCCTATTCCAGCAATTAGCACAGGTAAGTATGATGTTGCTTTAGATGACTTTGAAGATACAACAACAATAGGTACACAAGATTTAAGACAAGCAAGTATAACTTTGTCTTTAACAAATGGTAAAGTATCAAAAGTAACTATTGATAATAAAGGTTATGGTTATCGTATTGCACCAGAAGTGCAAATTACAGGCGACGGTGAAGGTGTAAAATTACAAACGTCAATTAATAGCAACGGAGAAGTTGTTGATGTAGAAATTGTTAAAGCAGGAAAAAATTACAATACTATCACAGCAAGAATTAGACCGTTCAAGGTTTTAATACGTGCTGATGAAACAGCAAATAACTATTGGAGTTTGTACGAATGGAATATCAATACAAAACTTTGGAATAGAACGCAAACACAAACCTATGATGTTTCACGTTTTTGGTCTTATAAAGATTATGCAGTTCCTGGATTCAGCACTGATGTTATCGTAGATTACAAACTTGGAGCACCATATCAATTAGATACTATTACTCCTGATGTTGGTAATATAATTGAAATTGATAATGCAGGTGATGGCAACAAAATGTACCTTGAAGCAGTAAGCGGAGAAGGTTCATTCTCGTACGGGTTTGACTTAAAATATAAAGCAAACAGCACATTACAAATCAATAGTAACTTATACGATTACAGCCAATTGAATTTTGGTTTTGCAGGTGCAGAAAACTTTGATATTAATTTGTTTGACGAGCAACCAATACAAGAAACACGCTTATTGCTTGAAGTTCTAAAAGAAGATATTTTTGTAGACGATCTAAAACAAGCCTACAATACACTATTTTTTAATTGTGTAAAATATGCATTAAGTGAACAAAACTTTTTAGATTGGGCCTTTAAAACTAGTTTTATCAATTTGAAAAATAATATTGGTGGATTTGGTAGACAACTTGTATACGGTTCAGATAACGTTTCGTTGATTGAAAATTACATCAAAGAAGTAAAACCTTATAGAACAAATATTAGAGAATACACAATTAGATATGATGATTTAGAAAATTCATATAATGGGGTAACTGACTTTGATGTTCCTAGTGTTTACAATAAAATCACACAAAAATTTGAAACTGTTAAAATAACTAATCCTCTGATAGCAGTAGATCCTTGGAAGCAATGGTTTGATAATTATAAATTTACAGTTGGTAATGTAATTGTGTCTGATCCTGGTTCAGGTTATACACAAAAACCTATTGTAATTATTAGTGGAGGCAGAGATAACAAAACAGATATTCTGCAAACAGAGCAATACGATAGTATTGTTGATTTTGATTATGATGCAACTTACTTTTACTTGAGTAGTTCTAGTGTACCTTTGCATAGTTTTGACAGTGCAGGGGTTCAATCACAATCCTTTGTATTTAGAATTCCACGCACACCAATAATTGCAGAAACCAAACAAAGCACAGCAGATAGTGAAGCAATTGGTGTCGCGACTAACGGTGTGGTCTTTTATAATCCAAACAGTTCTGTAACAGAAAAAAGAAACGGAACAATATATACACTAGATGTTGCTAATCAAAGAATTATAGACGGCTTTACTGACGGTAGTGGTATTACAGATGATTCAGTGTACAATTATGTAAGTGATCCAAAAAAATTATATACTAAAGATGATACAAAGCACAGTCCTATAATTGGTTATGCTTTTGATGGTTATCCTATATATGGTCCTTACGCTTTTGAAGACCCAACAGGTAACAATAAAAATATTATCCGTACAATGAAGTCAAGTTATCAGTTACGAACAACGTTACGTGAAGACGGTTCTGAAAGAGATGGAAGGTATGTAGAAGATTATGAATATGTAAAAGGTAGTGGCGACCTAGATGAATTCAATGCTAGATATTGTCATACTCCAGAGTATCCAGGAGGTACATATGCATATTTTGTTACAGTTGACTCTAACAATGTTGACAATCCTGTTTATCCTTATATAGTAGGGCCACAATATTTTGGTGAGCCAGAGTCTGCTAACGGTAACTTTACACTACCTAGTACCGGAGTTGAAGATGCTACTGCTGAAGCAAACATAGGCCAAGGAAAGGTAAGAGAAATAGTTGTTACTAATCCTGGAGCAGGTTACATTACGTCTCCTAATGTCACTATTGTAGGTGGCGGCAATATCACCAAACAAGCAATTGGTTATGCAAATTTAGAAAACAACAAAATACGTATTAATACTGTTAACATGAAATTTGATAGAATTGCAAATTCGAAAGTTATTCAAACCCAAGAGGCAACAGATACATTTACTGCAACTGAAGGACAAATTAAATTTAAGTTAACATATCTTCCTACTCTTGATAAACGTGATATTGATATTGTAATTAATGATGCAAGTTTATACATTAGTGATTTTGATGTTAGTATAGTTACAACTACAGATAAAACATATAAGAAAAAAGAAGGTTACTTAATATTTTTAACACCTCCGGGTAAAAATGCTCAAGTTACAGTTTCATTCAAAAAATCTATTGAACTTATGCAGGCTACAGATAGGATTGATTACTACTATCAACCAACAGCAGGCATGCTTGGTAAAGATCCGGCACAATTAATGACTGGTGTTGAATATGAAGGTGTTCAAGTACAAGGTTTAGAATTTGATATTAGTGTTGGCTTTGATGGACTACCTTGGTTCAGTCATGGTTGGGATACGTTTTCTGGTACAAATACAGATTATGCGTTCCGTGCAGACGGAAGCACCCAGACATTTACATTACCATATGTTCCTGAATCAGGACAAGAAATAAATGTTTACTTTGATGGTGTAAGACAAGATCCTAATAATACACCTACTATAGTAGGTGATGGATCTAACGATACATTTACATTGGACGTTGGTGCACCAGATGGAACACTTGTAGTGTTTAGACAAAAAGAATCAGATGGTTCTCTAGTACCAACAGACGTTAACAATCTTGATACATTATTAAGTGGCGGAACTTTTTCTACTAGTAATGGTAGGTTTGATACTGCCATTGGAACCAAACCTGAAGAAATAAGTTTAGACGGTGACGGATTTGTTACACCAGACACAAGTCATGCACCTGAAGAAGTAGTGCCTGGACAGTGTTTTGATACTATAGCAATAAATGTTTACAATGCACCATCCGATGGCTCACCGATAATCGAAACAATTAGATACTTTGGTAATAGTTTAAAAAGAGAATACACATTTAATTTATTACCAGGTACACTTGATAGTGTTTTTGTAACAGTAGCAGGAGAATATCTAGTAAATGGTACTGATTACACTGTTGATATACAGAATAAAACAGTAACGTTTGTTGATGCACCTGAAGTTGGTGAATTAGTTACAATTCAAACACTTAACATTGGTGGTAGCGATATTGTAGAAAGACAAACATTTACTGGAGATAATTCGACTACCGAATTTGCAATGACTGCAAGTTATAATGACGTAAAAAGTGCATTTGTAACAGTAGACGGAATAGTAAAAGATTATGTATTACGAGAAAGCGACACAGGTAGTGTTATTATTGACATAGTTAATCCACCGCCGGCATCAAATTCAGTAATTCAAATAGTTGCTCTAGGCACAGGTGATAAAACTGTAAGTGAAATAAAAACAGATATCATAGAATATGATGGAAGTTCTACAACTTATAGGTTAAGTCAACTTCCGGGTAATATTGCTCCATATCATGCTATGGCTATTGTTGAATTAAATGGAGAAAGATTAATTGCACCTGATACAATTTATTATACAAGTAACGGTGTAACTAATTCGTATAGCATTAGTCAGGATCCTGGATATGAATTGTTTACTCTTTCTTTAGGTGAGTTTGAAGTACACTTAAATGGTGCAAAATTATCTGCTATTAGAGATTATAATTTTGATACTGCAACCAACTTAATTACATTTAACACTGGAGTATTAAATGCTGGTGATGCTATTGCTGTTACAATTTTAAGAAATCATGAATATGAAATCTATACAGAAATTGATGAAACAGATAGTACAACCTACGGATATGTAAAAGTATTACATCCTATTCCTGCAAATGCAGAAATCAAGGTTACTACATTTACAAACCACGATGCTAACCTTTTAAGAAAAGAAGTTTTTAACAGACAAGCAGGTGGAATGTATCAATTAAGTAGACCTGTATTAGATTCAAATTATGTTTGGGTAGAACTTGACAGGAAAGCACTTGTTGCAGATAGAGATTATAAAATTTTAGACAATAATAGTTACATTCAACTAGATGATAAATTTAATGATTCTACTGAAAGTAAAGTTGTAGTGTTTAGTTTTAGTGATAATGTATCTTCCGATCCAATTGGATTTACATTATTTGAGGATATGTTACAAAGAAGACACTATAAACGTATATCTAAAGAAAACACAACTACACTAACACAAGATCTTAACTTGTTAGATAAAGAAATTTATGTTTCAGATGCCAGTGTGCTTGTTAATCCTTCCCCAGCAGATAGAATTCCTGGTGTATTATTTGTAGATAAAGAACGAATTGAATATTACGTAAAAGACGGAAACACTTTAAAACAGATTACTAGAGGAACACTAGGAACTGGGTCTAAATCTGTGCATAAATCAGGCACAAAAGTTTATGATGCAGGACCTGATCAAACTATTCCTTACACTGATCGTATTAACAAGTATGAAATAATTATTAGAGAAGGATTACCAAACGGAAAACAAGTACATGTTTTAGACACTATTAACTTTAGTTCTAGTGCAGATGCTCATAATCAAGTTGAAGTTTATGTTGGCGGAAGAAAATTACAAAAACCAACGGTTACTAATAATCCTATTAAAAAGCATGATGTAGAAATTGCGTTTGATAGTGACGAAACAAATAGTGTAGGTACAAGTAGTGATGTAACACAAATACCAGAATTTACTATAGAACCTGTTGATGACTCCGATGCTAAAGGATATTATAAATTAGTATTAAGAGATGTACCTCAAGTGGGAACAGAGTTAAAAGTAATACAAAAACAAGGTAACATATGGTACGAAAATGGCGTGTCTACGGCATCTAACGGCGAGCCTTTACAGAGATCACGCACCAAAGAAGCACAATTCTTGCTTGAGAGAAGCAGTGGTTTACCTGTAATAAATATTAGGGAGTAAATGATGTCAAAACAAAGTAACGAGAAAGAGACAATGGAAACTAAAAAACCCAACGAAACACAAGGTGTGCATATGGAAGGTCATATCAAGATATTTGACCCTAAAAGCGACAAAGTGTACGTTAACAAACGTAATGCTATTCATTACGAAAACATGAGTATTAGCCTTGCTGAATCGTTAGGTAACGAAGGAAGAGGTAATATTGTTGAAATGGCTTTTGGTAATGGAGCAACTACTGTTGATCCTACTGGTATCATTACATACTTAACACCAAATAATTCAGGTGTTAATGCAAGTTTATATAATCAAACATACTATAAAACTGTAGATGACAACAACGTTAATAATACTGATCCAAGCAGAAACTTTATCGAAACAAGACATACACTTGGTACAACTTATACAGATATCTTAATTAGTTGTTTGCTTGATTACGGTGAGCCAAGCGGACAAGAAGCATTTGATAATTCAACTGATTTAGATGGAAACTATGTTTTTGACGAAATTGGATTAAAAGCATACACACCTAACGGTGCAAATGCAGGTAGATTACTTACACATGTTATTTTCCATCCAGTACAAAAAAGTTTGAATAGATTAATTCAGATAGATTATACAATTAGAATACAGAGTTTGACAAATTTAAGCGAGATTTAAAGAATGGCATATACGGTAAATTTTACAAATAGTGGCGAAAAGGTTCCGATTACAATCGATGATAACAGTCGTAATACTGTTGATACGTCATTAACACTAATTGGTAGAAATGAACCTAGTTATGGTCAAGCCATTGCTGAAAATTTTGTGCATTTACTTGAGAATTTCTCAAATGCTACTCCTCCGGCAAATCCAATTGAAGGTCAACTTTGGTACGATAGCGGTACTAATAGATTAAAGATAAATGATTCAACAGCCGGCGCCGCTAATTGGAGACCAGCAGGTGGTGTTCATGTTGATTCTATAGAACCACAGAATGCGATAGAAGGTGATATTTGGGTAGACATTACAAATAATCAACTGTATCTATACACAGGTGCTCAATTCCAGTTGGTAGGACCTAATTTTAGCGGAGGGTTGAAAGCAGGTGCAGAAGCAGAGAACGTTGTAGATGTTACAGGTGCAAATCATACAGTAATTAAAAACTATGTCGATGATAAAGTTATAAGCATTATTTCAAAAGATCAATTTATACCTAGACAGGTAATTGAAGGATTTAGTGAGATCCTACCAGGTATTAATATTTCAAATACTGATTTTGATGGTAATGGTATTGTTCTAAATAAATTACATGCAACAGCAACAAAATCAGATGCATTGAATGTAACACAACCTAGTATTGAAACAGTAAATGCAAATAACTTCTTAAGAAGTGATATCAACGATACTACTAATGGTGAATTTACGATTAGAAATGATGGTGGATTAACATTTGGTGCTAATCTAATTGGTAGTTTAGAAGTTGCAGGTACTAATAATGAAGTTGTTCTAAAAAATAATATATCAGATGGTAATATTGCATTAAAAGTTTTTCCGTCAGTTGATGGTGAAACAAAAACAGTATTTTTTGTAGACGGTAGTAATAAGAGGGTAGGTGTAAATCAAACTGCACCAGCAGTTGCACTTGATGTTACAGGAAGTGGCCACTTTACAGATCAATTACAACTAGCAAGTACACAAGATGCTACAAGTACAACAACAGGTGCTTTAAAAGTAAGTGGCGGTGTTGGTATTGATAAAAATTTATATGTAGGCGGAAATGCTAATTTTGAAGGACATTTGGTTTTAGGTGAAATTGGCGGCTCCGCCGGTATTGCTATTTTACCAACAACAAACAATAACTTAACAATAGGCGGTGACCCCGGAGACGGAAACGGTTTAAGAAGATTTTCAAATGTATATTCGGAGGTATTCACAGGACGTTTGGTTGGTACAGTTGTAGGAGATGTAAACGGTAATGTTAATGGTACAGCAGATAGACTTACTGCAAGTACTAATTTTAAAATTAGTGGACACGTTGCTGACTCAACAGGATTTAGTTTTGATGGTCAAACAGGCGGAACTAATAAGACTTTCAATGTAACACTTACTCAAGATGCTATTGACGAACAAGATAGTGTAACAGATAATGAAAACAGTGATCAGTATCTAGTATCAAGAGTTGGACAAGGCTTAAAAAGAATTACTAGAACAGATTTCTTTGCTGGCGCTTCTCTTGTACCTATAGGAGCAGTATTTCCATATGCAGGTCCGGTAACTTCACAAGCAGATTTGCCAAAAGGTTATTTACTTTGTGACGGATCTGAACAAAGTATTGGTTTATATCCAGATTTATATGATGTTATTGGCGATATTTTCGGAGCAGGTGTGAATCCAAGTACGTTTAAACTACCAGACTTACGTGGTAGATTTCCATTAGGTTTAGATGTTATGGATAATGGCAACCAAGTTAACAACTCACTTGCTGTGCCAGTTGATGCTGGTGGTGGTCAAGCAGGAAGAGTTACTAACTCGGCGGCACAATCACTTGGCGGAACAGGTGGAGAAGAAATTATCGAAACAGATAATGTTTCTGTAGGAAGTGGTACACAATATACAGGAGGTTCAGGCAATGGTCCTTATGAAAACCTAAATGTTATGAATCCATATTTGACATTAAATTATATTATTAGATCAGGGGAGCCGACAGTATAATGAGTTATACAGTTAATAAAACAGATGGAACAGTTCTTTCTACAGTCGGTGACGGTACAGTAGATAATACTACTACTGATATTACTTTAGTCGGTAGAAAGTTTAGCGGTTATGGTGAAGTATTAAATGAAAATTTTGTAAAAATTCTAGAAAGTTTTGCAAATAATACTGCTCCGACTAATCCAATCGAAGGACAAATTTGGTATGATACGTTTGAAGGACGTTTAAAAGTTTATACAGGATCGGTTTTTAAACCAACAGGGGGTCCATTAGTACAAGATTCACAACCAGATGGACTAGTTTTAGGCGATCTTTGGATTAACAACGAAAAAAATCAACTTTATTTTTATGATGGTGTAGATCTTACACTTGCTGGACCTATATATTCTAAACAGCAAGGAGAAAACGGCTTTGTAGTTGAAACTTTAACAGACACAAATAATAACGGTCGTGTTGTTTCTAAATTGTTTGTTAACGGATTGTTAGTTGGTATTTTAAGTAGATATGAATTCACTCCTAAAACTGCTATTAACGGTTTTGCTACTGTAAAAGTTGGTTTGAATTTATCCACGGCAGTAAACGGTTTGAAGATACACGGTTCAGCAACATCAGCAGACGCAGTTGCAGGTATTGATCCTGGACAATTTTTACGTTCAGATGAAAATGATATTACAACAGGAACACTTGGTATTGTTAACAACGGCGGAGTCACAATAGGAAGTAACAGTAACTACACACAGTTTATTGATGGAAGTCAAGTTACAATCCTTAAGAACAACTTACAAGATAGAGATTTTCAAGTTCAAGTAAACAGTAGTACAACTGGCGGCATCGTTACGGCAATAGATATTAATAGTTCAGCATTACAATTAGACATATTTGAAGGTGAAACTGCGTCACTTACAAGAGTAGGTGGAGATTTAACAATTTTTGGTAATTTGACAGTCAATGGTGCTACAACATTTATTGATAGCCAAAATATGAGAATTGAAGACAAGAATATTGAACTTTCTGTAACAAATACACCAACAGATGATCTAGCAAATGGCGGCGGTATTACTCTACAAGGTAATACAAATTATACTATTAGTTGGGATAAACTAACAAATCATTGGGATTATAACCAAGGCATAAATTTAGAAACAGGTAACACTTATACTATTAATGACAATTTAGTATTAAGTGATACAACTTTAGGTTCGGGTGTAATAAATTCCAGTTTGACAAATGTTGGAGTATTAACTGAATTACAAGTTGATGATATTGAAATAAACGGTGATACAATTAGCACAGTAAGTTCAAGCGGAGACTTGAATTTTAGAATTTGGGGTGCAGGTAATATTGTACTTGATCCAGAAGAGTCTACTCCAGTAACTCAAATTAAAGGAGTAAAAGATCCAACTGCTAATCAAGATGTTGCTACAAAAAATTATGTCGATACTGAATTAAGAAGCAAAACTTTACAGTTTACTATTAATGTAAGTGGAGCATCTCCTAGTGTTAATACTTATGTAGTAGCACAATTAGCAAAATTAGCACCACCAGTAAACTATGAAGTAGGTACACAAGCAAGAGTATTATGTGAAACACTTTCTTTGACAGGTGCGGCAACTCCAATTCAAGCATATGACGACACAGATGCAGGCTGGTTAGCAGACACAAGTCAAACAAATGTAATTTTAAGATCAAAAGTAGCAGTTGACAAAGACGGCAATTTAAGTAGTGCAAGTACAGTGCAAGATGTTACAATTCCAAATGGATTTACACCTAGCGGTAACTCTATTGCTGTTAGTTCGGAAGTAAGAATTTATGAACTTGATAGTTCACCGACTTGGGTAGCAACAGGAGTAGTATTATAATGGCTTATCAGATAGACAAAACAGACGGAACTACATTAGTACAATTACTAGATGGTGTTGTAGATACTAGTACTGACTTAAAACTTGTTGGTAGAAACGTAAGTGGATACGGTGATGCACAAAATGAAAACTTTGTAAAACTACTTGAAAATTTTGCAAAAGCAGACACACCTCCAGGAAAACCGTTAATTGGTCAAATCTGGTTTGACAAAAATGCTGATAAAATGCGTCCAAGCGTTTTTGATGGTGCAAGATGGAGAAACGTTGCAATCAATCAAGTTGCGCCTTCAACACAAATACCACAAGGTCAAAAAGAAGGTGACATGTGGTGGGACACAACAAATAAACAATTATATATTTGGGACAATACAAATACACAACATATTCTTGTAGGTCCTGAAAGTGTAACAGGATTTGGTAAAACAAAATGGGAAGGTGCAAAACTTACAGATACAAGTGGTGTAGATCATGCTGTTGTTATAGGTTATAGTGACGGTGTTGCACAAGCAGTAATTTCAACTGATACATTTACTAATGATCAAACAGTTACACCTTTAACTGATTTTGATAACATAGCAAGAGGTATTTCTCTAAATACAACCAGCAGTGCTGGTATTACATCTGGTGCAACAAGATTTCATGGCACAGCAACTGATGCAGACAGACTAGGCGGACGCCTAGCAAGCACGTGGGCCAATAGAAATGATAATGAAATTGTAACAGGTATTTGGAGTTTCCAAAACGATAGTGGTATTACAATTGGTAATACACTTGAAATGAGTTTAAAGGTTATTAATGCAGACGAGCCTGCGGTATTCAATGATACAGGTGATATTTTACGTTTTGGTGTAAACTATACCGGATCAGGTTTTGATAAAACTGTATTTGCAATTAACGGAAAAAATATTTTACCTTATGCAAACAATGAAATTAATTTAGGTAGTCCAAGTCTAGCATGGAGAAATATCTATGCAGATAGCATTTACGCAAACATCATAGGCGACATGGTAGGTACTCATGTTGGAAATTCATCAGGAACACACAATGGTGCTACTGTTGGTAACCATACAGGTAATGTTATTGATGGTGGTGGTACAGTCATACTTGATATTGATGGTACAACATTAAGAACAGATGCAGGACGCAGTGGATCAGGAAGTATTGAAGGTAGATTTGAAGGAGTTGCCGCTCATGTAGATGACGGTATGTACAGAAGTGAAAACCAAACTATTACAGGTACTAAAACGTTTAATGCAAATACTATAATTGCTGGAGGAATGACAATTCAGTCTTATCCTGTTGTTAGTAATATCGGTGTTACAGTCAATAATACACTTCAAGCAGATAATGTTTTATTTTCTACAGGTACTATTGGTGAAGGAGCAATAAGTGCTAATGATCCTAACAGAAACAAATCAAGTTTAATTATTAATGAAGTTACTGTGCAAAATAGTGATATTACGAATAATATTATCACAGGCGGCAGTATTTCAAGTACCACTATAGATAATGTAAGTATTGGTGCAACTAATTCAGCAACACTTGTTAGATCACAACAGTTTAAAGATAGATTAAACAATACTATTGATAATTTTAGCACTGACGGCACTTTTTACGATAACAGTGACCACATTATTCCAACGCAAAAAGCAATCAAAACATATGTAGATAATGCAATATCATCAATTCCGCAGGATATTCAATTCTATCTTGATACAAAAGGTTTAAGTGATGCACAAGTATTATCACAACTTAATAGGCTAGCACCTGCAAATAATTTGACAGATGGTACAGAAGCAAGAATTATAGGAAGTTATTATTATGCTGATCACGGATTAGATGCTAGAGGTCAATTAAAGTACTTCCAAAAATACGGAACAAAAGTACAAAGTGGAATTGGCTACATTGGTGGTAGAGTTATTACTGTAGGGGCAGGTTCTAGCACAGACTTGTTAAACAAAAAACAAGTTGATACAACATACTTGTTCCGTGTTGTAAGCAGTGCATGGACTTTGATACAAAAAAATGGATTTTAATGTAGTAGAAAACTTTATAGGAAACGTAGACGATATTATGCAATTAGTTAAAGAACATGAATTACAAGAAAAGTTTACATTTCGCGGAACTGGAGGCAGAGAACAGCACAATACAAAATATGGCGAAAGTCATTTTAGTTCTTTGTTTCAAAGAAATATGAGTGATGAACTTGTAGAAACAATTTGGAAAACTATTCCAGACGAAAGGAAATGGTGTAGTCAGGTTGTTATAAACAAGTACAAAGCAGGAGATTTTTTAGTAAGGCATCAAGATTCTCAAGGCGGATACTGGAAGTTTAAACTTGTTTTTTTAACAGAAGGTAAGCCGCACTTTAAATATTGGGATAAAGAAGAAAACGAACATTTAGTCCAAGAAAAGAAAGGTGCAATGTTCGACATGCCGATTGATACTTGGCACGAGGTAACTAAAATACAAGAGGACGAAGATCCAAAGTATAGTCTTTGTCTAATATGGGAATAAAGGTATGGCAAAAGAAAACGTAACATTAATGTTTAACAAAGGAAACAAAGCACTAATTGGTGCTGTTCCTGCTGGTGTTGATAAGAGTATTATTAATACTGGAGAAATTTATCTAAAAGATATTGCTTATGACCCGCAAACACATACGTGGAACGGGCCTTATGATACAGGGAGTTTACAAGTTATTAGCGATATTGCAGTAAATGATCAAATTATTGATGAAGAAATGCTAGATGCAAACGTTGCCGATACAATTGAAGAAACATATCCTTTATACAAACAAATGAATATTATTATAGATATGCTTGATAAAAATAGTGCTATTACTAATACAGCAGAATTTACAGAATTGGTAACATTTTTAAAAGATCAAAGAGATCGTAATAATGCTCGTAAAGAAGTTTACAAACAAGACGGAACACCATATGAATTTTTAAGCAAAGAGGACTTAAGAACCGCAGTTAAAAAACGCATGGGTGAGGAATAGGTAAATACTGTAGAGGAACAAGATGCCATATATTATTAACAATTATAACGGACAACAGTTAAGTGTAGTATCAGACGGTACTATTGATGAAACTACAGATATTAGATTAATCGGTAGAAATTATGCTGGCTTTGGCGAAGTACTTAACGAAAACCTTGTACATATTTTACAAAGTTTTGCTGGTCCAAATGAACCACCTAAACCACTAGCAGGTCAAGTTTGGTATGATAGTGCTAACAAAGTAATTAAATTCTATGATGGTAATAGATTTAGAATTGCAGGCGGAGCAGAAACAGGAGCAAATGCACCAGTAGGTTTAGCAAATGGTGATCTGTGGTGGGAAGAAGATGGCCAACAATTATATGTTTACAACGGTAGTGATTTTGTTCTAGTTGGTCCTGTAAGTGCAGGCGGAGAAGGTGTATCACAACTAACTTCGGCAGTTGTTAAAGACATAAGTGCTAATGATAGAACTATCCTAAAAGTCACTGTTGAAGATAATGTTTTAGGTGTTATTTCACAATCAGAATTTACATTAGATAGTACTGCTAATCCTATTCCGGGATTTAGTGCTATTAAGAAAGGTTTCAACCTTGCAAGTTCAACAACATATCCTAATATCAAATATTGGGGAACTGCTGAAACTGCTGACGCTCTTACTGTAAATGGAACAGTTACACCAGCAAATCAGTTTGTATTGAACAGCGGAATTCAAAGTTTTGCAGATTTTGTGAATATTAACACAGATGATGGAATCTTTATTGGCGCAGGTAGTGACTTACATCTGCATGTTACAAATGGTGATGAAGTTAATATAAGCAATGAAATTGCAAACACAATTAAGTTTAATATCAATAACGGTAGTATTATAACAAATGTAGGTAGATTTATAGGTAGTGCGTTTGTTTCTGGAAACGATAATACTGGAACACTAGGAACTATTAATAACAAATGGCAAACAGTTCATACTTACAACATTGACGCAAATTTAGTAGAGGGAGATTTAAATGGTAATGTTACAGGTAATGTTACAGGAAACCTCACAGGTGATGTTGTTGGTAACGTAAACAGCAGTGGTACAACATTTAACGGATTTTTTAATAACCTTACAGTCGGTGGAACACTTACTGCAAACTTAACTGGTACATCAACAACAGCAGAAAAATTAGTTGTTGATGGCGGCACAGCAAGAGTAGCAGAAACAACAGTTGGAAATAATACTATTGTTTCTAGAGATGGAAGTGGAAACATTAATGTTAATGTAGTTAATGGTACAGCAACAAATGCTCAACAACTTCAAAATTTAGTACCTTCTATTTCATCTAATGCTGACACTATTGCACAGAGAGATTCTAATGCAGATATTAGAGCAAGAAAACTTATTGGTACTGCAACTGCCGCTGAATATGCTGACTTGGCTGAAAACTATGTTGCTGATGCAGATTATGAAGTAGGCACTGTTTTAGTACTAGGCGGTGACAAAGAAGTTACACAAAGCACTTCACAATTAGATCATAGAGTAGTTGGTGTAGTATCTGAAAATCCTGCACACTTAATGAATAGTGGTCTTGAAGGAGAGTTTGTTGCTATGGTAGCATTACGTGGTCGCATTAAAGTTAAGGTAACAGGACCTGTACGTAAAGGCGATATCTTAATTACAAGTCATGTTCCAGGAACAGCAACATCACTAACAGAAGATAGTGCTATTCCTAATGCTATATATGTAATTGGAAAATCATTAGAAGAAAATACTTCTGCAGACGTTAAACTAATTGAAATAGTTGTTTAAATCTTTTTAGCACATATAA